GCCATTAGCATCGGGATATGCAAACAATAGGTTAACATCAATCGTTTCAGCATCAGCTAATAGATCAAATCCAGTACCAATTTCGCCAGTTGTTGGTACATTATCGTCAGTACCACCAGCCATTGCAGATTCAATAGCAGCAGTTCCAGTTACATAAGCTGTAGCTGAAGCTTGACCAGCAAGTGATTCTCCACAATCAGTTAATGCAGCAGGATGACCTGTCCAATAAACGTACTTTGATGTTCTATTGATTACTTCTTTATAGTAGTTACTTTGTCCATCTGACTTTTTAGAGTCTGAAGCTTGAGATAAGTATTGGAATGCTTCCAAAACAGTACCTGCAGTACCAGACCATGTGCCATCTGTATCGACAACAGCAACGTGTAATTCGTCGTTTGAATGTCCTAAAAGAGCTGCAGAATCAGATGTTCCTGGAGCGCCATCGAAGCTTGCAGCTTGAGCAAACGCGCCAAATGCTGTTGCATTGGCTGGACATATAACTACTTTAAGCGAGTTACCCAGTTTACCTGGATACTTAGCTATAAAGCTACCATCATGACTTAATTCATCATAATGAACTTCGTTTTTGACTAGTTTAGCAGTACCGTCAGTCGCGTTTAAGTGACCTGATGCTACTCGTACTACTTTAAGAGCGTTACCATACTTTAGGAATGATGCTGCTGTTAAAAAGTACTTAAATGTATCGGAATCTGGTGTTCCAAAGATGCTAGCTAATTCTGTTTCTGAACTAACCGTGCGAACTTCTTCGACTGGACCCCAATTAAAAGACCCTGCGAATCCACCAATACTGGTTGATACTGCAGGTATTACGCCCGATGCGTCAATTTCCTTGACTTGGACGCCTGGTGATACTTGAAATGCCATGTGTGTGTCCTCTCAAATTGAGTTTATTTATAAGTTTTCATAATACGGTTATATTCAATCAGTATTATTTATATAAATAATGATTCTAAGATTATTTATACTAAGCGTCTATTAAGTGGATCTCGTTCATATTCGGCTTCAAACCAAACATTACCTTCTCCATCTCCAACACCTTGTACATGATGATCACTACCGTCGCTAATAATACCAAAGGGTAACATATCATCTTGAATAGCTTTTAGCTGCTCACGATATAATAAGTTTTTCATATCAATATTGGTTAATCCTTGGAATATATCTGTTGTTGTAAACCATGCAAACATTACTAAGTTCATAACTAAATCATCGTGGTTAGGAGCCTGTGCTTCAAAAGAATTACCCCGAGCAACGAATGTACACATTTCATTAATAGTCTCTGCATCAATAACGTGCAACTTCTTTTGACCAATTAAGTCTTTTAATGTTGAACAACCAATTCTTTTTACTCTACGAGTCATAGTAGCACCAATAGAGTTAGCTTTTACTTGTGATTCAACAAACATATTTTCGTATTCTAAATCGTAATATAGTCCATTACAAACTACAGCACCTTGATCATTTGATTCAACAATGATATAAGCTTCGTTATATATCATAGCGTATTTATAGCACACGTCTGGTAATAGCATTGGCGATATATTGTTATCTCTAAACACCATTACTTGTTTAAACGGATTAACTGAAGTATCGATTATATTAAACGTACTATAATCTTGACCACGACCTTTAGATACATCAACGGTCATTATATAATTATGACCTTCTTTTGGCTTCTCATACATAAACAAATTTTCATTAAATGTCATTGGTCTTTGAGATTTTTGAGCTAAAAGATCTCCAGCATCAATTAATGTATTACCACGCCCATGGAAGTTATTTCCAAATTCTTGATCAAATTGTAATTCAGAAGTGTTAGCAATTGTTTGAGCTTTCCAAGCATCGTCTCTTCCTGGAACATCCCACCAATCAACTCTAAACGCTTTATATTCATTCGTATATGTAGTTGCGCCTTCCCAGATTCTGTGATAAACATTACCAATACCATTAGCTGTTGAGGTGATAATAACCTTTGTATCTTTACCAGATGAAACTACAGGATACGTCGATGTATAGAACTGTGCATCGTTTTCAACAAAAGCAAACTCATCTAAGAACAATAAGTTAATAGATAAACCACGAATAGAACTACCAGAAGTTGCAGAAGCAATAAGTTTTGAGTTGTTTGAAAATTCAATAGAACCTTTATTTAACGCTTTACACCCAGGTTGTAAAAAGAAGGGTAGGTTCTCTAACATAAGAGTAACACGAGCTAGCATTTCTCTAGCTGTAGCACCTTTGTTTGCTAATATAGCAATGGTTTTTTCTGAATGGAAACACGCATACCAAAGTAAGAAACCAACAGCAGCAATAGATTTACCAGATTGTCGACACGCTAAAACAATAGAGAATCTATTATCGCTAAAGTGATTAAACATATTTGCTTGATAGTCATATAGATCAAATGGAACTAAACCTTCGTCCAATGATATAACCTTTAAATAGGTTCTAGCAAAATAAGCAGGATCCATCATACATTTTCTGTATTCTTTAATCTCAGCTTCACTAAATTCTGCTTCTACGCCATCCCGTTTAACATTGGGATTGCCCATATAGCCATCATCATTCTTTGGGCGTGACATCTATAATCTTTTCCTTTGCTTCTTTATCTGCTTTAGCAAATAACCTTTGTAAATCAGTAGTACTACCGACAAACAAATTATTATTAGTGACTGGCTTTCTGCTAGCAGATTCGCCAGCTAAATCTTGTTTATTTTTTTGAAGTGTCATAAGCTTATCAGTGACATCACCAATATCTTTTATAGCTTTAGATAATACCTCAAACGCTCTTGGATGTTCTGATTCTCTTGCAAGTTCGGCAAGGACATCTAGAGATTTTACTCCAGTATCGATAAGATCTTTGTATGTTTTTCTTGAATACTCGTAATCATCTTTGACTTCTGTTTGATCTTTAGTCAAGACCGCAGGAGGGTTCTTTTCTTTTTTTTCTGGCAAGTTCTTATTCAGGCTAGCATGCATCTTATCTAATTTATTCATAATGTACCTATGTTATACTTACGTTAACAGTATAGTTATCATCCTCATCAGCATCAGCCGGAGTTATAGTAAAGTCCATATTCTCTAATACATTTGCGCCACCAACATCAGAGTTAAAATCAAAATTAACTTCTCTAATAATACCTTGATTTGACGTAGGACCAAAAAACTTCATTTTCATTGTAAAGTCTAATTGATATGCTAAAATTCTTCTAGTTTGGAAATCACCTTCATAATCGTCGTTTATAGTAACACTAGTTAATACGATTGGAACATCCTGTTTATATTGAAATCCATCTACAGGTCGTATTGTAATTGTGTATTCTGGCTGAAAATACGGTAGAATCTGTTCTACGATTTGTAGTCCATCATCTTGATTCTTTGCTAGAATGTGTAATGTCATATTAATATTATATGCGACTTGCTGTTTTAACGTTTTCTTTTTAGTAGAATCAGTAGCGTGATTCTCGCTAATAACATTTCTTTTGCCAAGCTTAGTAGTCGAATCTATATCTAAAGATGTAATTTCAAACGCCATCCTAGGTAATTTAATAGCCATAGAAGCATCGCTATTAGTATTTTGATCTAATCTAGCTAAGAACTTTTGTTTAGGTCCATAGGCTAAAGGAACTTTGACTTGGTTAAGGACATTACCACTACCATCTTGTCTAATAACACTAATGTCATTAAACAAAGTTCCAAAAACAGCAACAGCTTTTCGCATAGTCGCATGATAAAAATGATTACCAAACATTAGTAAGTCTCCGATGGATCACCGAATGGATTATTTTCAGAAAAGTCTAAAAATCCATCAGCGTCTGCTTCAAATGCATTATTGCTTGCTCCGCCGTCACTTGCAAATGATGTATTATCAGCAACATCATCAATCGCTGTAATAATACATGTATTTCCAGATTTACTTCCAGTCAAACCTAGTGTGGGAGATATAATAAAGTCCTTAGCCTCTGTTGAACCAGTTACACCAATATTAGAAACACTTATTGTTGCAAGTAAATCTGAAGTCTTAGTTAAAGTTTGTATAGTTCCATAAACGCTTACAGCAGGATTAGTTGTAATTACTTGAGTTACAATTTCTCCAAGCTCAAAGTGATTACCACCGGTTAAGCTTACAGTAATTGGAACTTGATATGAGTTCTTAATTTCTGTTACATCAATTTCGCCAACACCAGTATCAAAATCTTCTTCATTGTATTCAAAGAGACTACAATTAAGTTTATAAACTGGTAAGTTAGATAATTGATAGAATGGTTGTTCATGTTCAACAAACGAGATCTCAAAGAACTTATTTGTCATTGGTAAAAATATAAGATCACCTTCCATAGGTCTTATAGTATCTACATTATTATTCCATACGCCAACTAAGTTAGTCCATTGCTTACGAGCAATAATAAATGTAGCTTCATCTCGTATTTCTAAACCAAACTTTTGGTATAGATCCCCAGACCCATCAAATCCTTCAGGATTTTCAATATAAGCTTCGATCATATAAGCATCGTCAAACTTAGAAGCTTTATCTTCTCCTAAGATTGTATCTCTATCAACTATAGTTCTTGGAATATAATAGACGTCTTGTCCATATATTTTAAGAGATTCTATTATTAGATCTTCGTAGACCGATTGCTCTGAAGCTACTGACTGCGAGAAATATACACTTCTAGGCATTTATTACCCCGTATAGAAGTCAACTGGCTGTTCCCAGTTTAATCTGACTTCTTCATTTAGTTTTTCGATTTCTTCTTTAGCGTCTTCTAAAATCTGCCGGCCGTTAAATGTTACTCCACCTGGCATTACCATACCTTCAAATTTAGATAGGTTAACACCCCACTGCTGTTTAATTAATGCTGTCGTATATCTCTTTAAAAAATAATCATTATAGACATCATTGTAAGTTTCTGGATCTAATATTCTATAACATTCAACAATGATATAGTCATCAACTACAACTTCTTTAGACCAATCCATATCGACTCTTAACTGATTTTTATGTCTATCAAAACTAACGTGTTTATCATCAGAATCCATTAATATGTCTACAAGTGCTAACCATTGTTGCGCCATACTATATTCTACTAATGATCCCATATATCCAAGAGAATGGACATCGTTTATATGCATTTGATATTTAACATCAAACATACTGTCGGAACTATTTCTATTTCTTAATGGAAATATACCAACAACATCAGTCACTAAATC